TCAGCCGTAGGCGTGGTGCTGTCAATGGTAGATGTTGCCATCAGCATCATCTTCATAAACTCACCAGCGGTCTGCAGATTACCGGGGTCAGTTACACCAAACTTAAACGGCTGCAACACTTCATTGGGGTTGCCGTTGGTTAAAATGGTTTTGCCTGGTCTAATCTCAAATCGTGCACCACGAGGTAGGCGGGTGGCATCGATGCCCATCATAGGCACTGTAGTCAATGCTAGGCTATCTAGATGAGCACGAATCTGTGCATCGATGGCCTTTTGCATATTGTAGCCTTTTTCAGCAATACCACGACCCCAGAAACGATTGGGCATGGAGTCATACTGGAATGCTACGATAGGCCGATCCTGCATCATATAAGGCGATAGTTCAGCCTTGAGCACATACTGGTCATTAGCGATAACAACGATGGCTTCTACCAGTTCTGTGTAGTCAGCGGCTTCGGTGCCGTACTCTTCAGTCTTCTCGTTAAAGAGTGATGTGATCTCTTCATCGTCTTTGGCTTCGATAAGAAACTTAGGCACAAGACCATAGTAGCGAAGTAACTTAACTTTGTCTTGTTGATACTCAACTTCTTCTTGCACAGGCTCTAGATCAGTGTCAACAGCGGTAGGGCCAAGGTTCATTACCTTATCATAGACACCGCTTTCCATGCCAGCAACAACGCTATGAATGGACACATACTCTTCTACTGCACAGCCAAGCGCATCTTCAATGTTGGTAGATACAGGATCAATTAAGAAGTTCTTAGGGTTGATTGGCTTTAGGCCAACATTAAACCTAGTTCTTTCTTCTACACCAACAGCGGTGATGCCCATCTCTGCGATTGGGCGTGATGCTGGTGCCTTCTCTGTTTTTTCAGAGACTATAATCTCACCTACGCCAGTACCATATACAGCGCCAAGTAGGATCACATCACTGATGTCTTTACGCACACGGTTGCGCTTAAAGTCTTCAGTCATCTGACGTTTTATCTGCTCTACGTCAATGCGTTGCTGGTCTGCTTGGTCATCAACAATATCAAAGAACTTCTCACCACGACCAAATACAGCCTCTTCAATCTCAGCAACAGAAGTCTCAATTGCTTGCTGTAGTGCAGGCGTTACAATGCGTGAACGCTCACTCTCACGGTGCACATCTTCACCAGCCCAGACACCACGCCATAGGCGCTCATAGGAGTCCCAATAATCTAAATAGTTCTCATCACGGTGGTTACGCCAGTTCTCACAGCGGGATAGTACCCACTCTGAAATCTTCATGTTGCGTCCGTTAGTTTCCATTATTAGTCCTCAGTGGTGTCGCCAATGGAGTCTTCTTCAAGGCTTGCGTATTCAGGCATTCCTTCTTCCATGTCTACTTCGTCTTCCTTTTCCATGTCAGCGACAGGTAGGAAGATGTCAGCATCTTTAAGGCCAGCCTCTTTAGCGGCAGTGATAACTGTCATCATGCAGTCAGCACTAAACTTCTTCTCAATCTCTTCTTTGATAGTCTCAAAGACATCTGGATTCTGGACTAACTTGTCCCAGTTAAGAGGGACATAGTCTTCTTTGTCATACATTTCTAGGTACATAACTGCTCCTTAGTAGCCAGCAACGGCATCCATTGGGGTAAAGTCATCTTCATCATAGTCCTGGATATACTCGGCAATGGCGATCTGGTCTATGTAACTGAGTGCATCAATTAAGTCATCGTGCACCTGTGCATTGGGAAAGTTTAGTAACTCATCCACAAGTTCACTATTCCAGTCACCGACATTGAACACAATCTTTCCATGTTCTAAGCGGCCTTGCAAAGACCAAGTAATCCTGTCAGTCTTTTTCTTATTACCGTGTGTAAGGTCTTCTACTCTAAAGTAGGTATTGTACTTACGCATCAGATCGCTGAGATACGGCAGTACAGCGTTCTTTAGTGCACCTCTTTCGATACCAACACACACAGGCTCATAATCTCTTACAACATCGAATATCCTTTGTGCAGACTCTTTAATGTCCCATCTGCCATACTCAATGCTCTTTACATACCAGCCATCAGTTGTGACCTTAACTACTGCTATTGCTGACTGGTCTAATCTTTTCTTTTTTGCTGTGTTGGCGTTAGCAACATTTTCAAAGCCAGCAAGGTCTACTGCTATAAAGAACCTACCATCAGTAGGCTCTTCATCATCAAACTTTATCCATTCTTCTTTGAAGATGCCACCAGAGGCTGCTTCGAAGGAAGCCATGAACTCGGTTCTGAACGCAAAAGAAGACATGGACTTTTTTGCAGTTTCGATTTCGTTGGGGTCAAGCAACGGATTGTCGAAACTGGTGAAGTGCCAAGATTTGTAATCTTTGTCGTTCCCGTTAGAACCATAGGTGTATAATTCATAAAAATGGTTTCTGCCCATCGGTGTACCAATGAACAGTGCTTTGCCTTTTAAGTCTGCCAAGGCTGGCCTAAGAATCTGCTCAAACACTGCTGGCTTCATGTCAGCGTATTCGTCTAACACAACAAACTTTAGACTGACACCACGCATTGTCTCTGGCCTATCAGCGCCTTTGAGGCTGATCTGTGCGCCATTGACTAGCCTGATCTGCATATTATTAACATGGCTAGACTCAATGACGGGGTGGCCTAGTTCCAACAACGTAAGCCACATAATGTCTCTGGCCTGTCCCTGCGTAGGCGCTACATACCAGACATGACCTTTATTGGTCTGTAATGCCTCGACTATGAGCATCCATGCTGCTAGTCTACTTTTACCAGTTCTACGGCCTGCAGCAACTACCTTAAACCTAGTGTCATCATTCCACACACTTTGTTGCCAAGGTAGTAACTTAATGTCAAGTTCCATTATAGTCTACGTCCTCGGCATCGATAGTGTCTATTGGCTTTATATCGCCAACACCGCTGATGTTGATGGTGATGCCTGCTTTACCGCCAGTCTTGTCCTTTTCAAAGTAAGACAACGGTAATAGCCTATCGGCACACATCTTCAACATCGCTGCCTGATCCTTATCAGCAGGATCTAAGGCTTTCTTGATAATAGTTTCAATGATGTGGTCGCCTTTGGTGGTAAGTAAGCGAGCATGGAACTCTCGTATCCTTGCTGCCTCACCAGGAGGTCTACCACGCAATTCTCGTTTCTTCTTTGCCGCAATAGCAGTCTTTTTAGGCCTACCAGCGCCTCTGGGATTCTTAGGTAACACAGGAACACTGGCCTGTGTAGACAAAGAAGACGAATCAGCGGAAGAAGACACAAGAACAGATTCTTGTTCTTTTATTTCCAATTTTGAGTTCTTTCTACAATATCGTCTGGCGCCATCGATAACGCTAACGAGAAGTATAAAATTTATTTTTAATTATTGTGCGATTATTGCTTATGCTTGCAATATAGTATGTGATTTTAGCACATCTTTTCTTTAAGATGAAAGAGAGACAAGTGCACATATTTGTTAAGTAATCATTGTTAACTCTTCTTTTCCACCTGCTCTGACCTTCGCAGTGCGCAGTTTCCACTGTTGTTTCTCTGCCACTCAGCAGCGGAACCATTGCTGATTTCCTTGCTGTAAATGATAATCATTCTTATTTAGATAAGTTATTGATCTTTATAGGACTTTATTGTTATTGAGAATCATTCTTATTAAGCCTATTTTGCTCTTTTTTGTGTCGATGGTGATGCAACAATATCACAGCAACGCCACAACCCCATCCCCCCGTCTATGTTAGTTAGTGCTCACTATCGCTGACAGTGTTGCAGTGCAGCAGCGAAGTTAGTGCTCGCTATCGTTCAGCATTATCAAATACATTCGTTATTGTGCAATGCAGTATATGCGGCGATGATGCACCACTACAGTGCAACCTAGATTCTGTGCACCAGGCTAGTGCATCGGCAAGATCTATGCCATATTGCAGCACAACATTGGTGCAATCCTCTGAGATGGCTTGCTGCTGTTACTAAGTGAAAACCCTATACTGTTATTTTATACAGTGTCATCAGCCTGGAATGGCTTGTGGCTGTCAGTGAGAATAACCCTATGGTTTATCTGGTATGATTCTATTACATATAAGGGTATAAGCAGCACATTTTTAACACTAACCAAGGAGTTTAGAATGGATGCAGTAACCGCAGACCTGTTAAGATTAGTCTCAGCAGCCGTCATCATCGTGTTGATGATAGTCACCCGTAGTTAACCAAAGAAAGGCAGGACAGTCATGTCATTTTATAAACTTGTTGAAAAGTATCGAGGATGGGTTGAAAATGGAATTGCACATTTTCCATCAGTCTATTTAAAAGAGCAGTTTTTAAAAGAACTCAACTCAAAGGCCTAAACCATGAAATTTGAAATCATTGAATCAAAGCATTGGAAGCATTCTGCCGGCATGACTGCCTCAATCTATGGCGCAGTGCCTTGGACATCGGAAGCAGACCGACTCAATTGGTCTGTGCAGGTTGTGGGCTATACTCTGCGCAACACCAAGACAGGCACTGTCGGCATCGGCCGCAAACCTTTTAAAACTTACCAAGAAGCAGTAGAATTCGTTTCGCAGTTTAACTAAACCAAAGGACTACACCATGAGCACCATTGCACTATCAATGCCGATCAAAAGTAAGGCAGCAGCAATCAAAATAACAGGCAGTCTAGGTAAGCCGTCTAAAATGCCGGGGTTGTCTTACGGCATTTCCGCTACATTGTGCAAGATCGGCGCTGCACTTGCCAAAGTTAAAGGCAGCACTTGCGAAAATTGCTATGCACTGAAGGCCAATTACGCTTACCCGTCAGTCAAGGCAGCACACGAAAAGAGGAGGGCAGGCATTGAAAATCCTCAATGGACTGATGCAATGGTGTATCTTATCGGAAACAGTGGCGAGACCTTTTTTAGATGGCACGATAGCGGAGACCTGCAGCACTTGCAACACTTGATCAATATCGTCAAAATTGCGGAGGCACTGCCTGCCGTGTCTTTTTGGTTACCGACAAGAGAAAAGGCAATCGTCAATTCTTATCTTCGTGCCTTTGGTGCTTTTCCGTCTAACCTTGTTGTTCGTGTTTCTGCTGCAATGGTGGATTCTGCAGCGCCAGCAGGCTATGATCACACCAGTACAGTGCACAATGCAGCAGCGCCTATCGGTTTTGCCTGTCCTGCATCAAAGCAAGGCAACAAGTGTCTAGACTGCCGTGCTTGCTGGAATCGTGATATTAAGAATGTCTCTTATCGTCAACACTAAGGAGGTTTTGATTATGGACTACTATCTCGCTTTTCAGATCGCTGGCTTACTGCTAGCATTGGGCGCACTTGTGCAGATTATGAAACCCTGGAGACTAAAATGAAAATCCTATACTATGGCGGCACAATGATTCAGCAGTGCGAATACACTGGCCGATGTTATATCAGCGACTATTGTCGATGGTTTAACTCGCTCAGATCAGCGAAGCATTCAATCACTAAACGGAAAGGCGGTAAATGATGGGCACTGTGACAAAAAAGCAGATGATAGAAGAATTGACATATTACGAATTAGAGTATTTGGTAAATAATCACGATGAGCACTTAATTCAAGAAGTGGCAGACTTTTTTGCGAAAGGTGGGTTTAGTGTATATCCTGATCATATGCTTAAAAACAAATATGATAAATTTATTGGATGTGGGGTTTTGAAATGAACGATTTACACTGGCAAGAAAACGCATTGCTTGGCTCTTATTTGGGCCTGAGCGACATAGTCAAAGGCTGCGATAAGCAGCGAGTCGCAGTGCCTTGGGACTATATCCGCAAGCGTTTAGTCGAATTACGCACTGAGCACGATAAACTCCATGAAGAGGTGAAATCATGATGCTAACAGTAGACGAGATCCTAGATATTGCTGACGCTAAACTCGACATCAGCGATATGGGGAATTGGTATGGTAACGATGACGCTATTGTCGAATTTGTTTGTGAAGTGCTCAAAAGAGAAAGTGAGAAAGAAAATGGCTTGGTTACTTGATAACCCTGAAAGACCTTACATTGATTCATCAAAGACCGATGTAATGCGGACATGGCGCAAGCACGGATTCGTGCCGCCATCAGAGCGGAAAGTAGACTTTGGTGAAAGTCTTGCTGCATTGGATCGATTAACCATAAAAGGGACACCACAATGCGCTGCAGAGCCTGTAACGAAGTCTTGACAGATTATGAGAGCACTGTCCGCAGTGTTTTTAGTAGAGAATATGTGTCACTGTGTAAATGGTGCTTGGGAACGATTAAAACCGACTGTGTAGCCATCGGCAACATCAATCTGATGTCAGACCTAGACGACATCAGCGAGGCCGTTGGCGAGGCTGAAAAGGACTCTGATGACCCATTCGCTGCTGACGGACACAATGATCGCTATTTTGATCGCTGACGAGGCTGGCACGAAACTTGCTAATATTAATAATATTACTCTATAGTGCTAATGTTGCTAATGATTTATATTTATAATTATTTCTTTTATGCTATTGTTCAATATTGAAAGGTAGGGCTTCGATATGCAACCGTGGGAAACTGAACAAATGTATTTTTCAACAATTCATGACATTGCTGAATTGCTAGTCAGTTATAATGTGGACACTGAGACTATGGTCTCTGATGTGTTGGATTGTGTGCTTCGTGTCAGGCCTGAGTGCAGACAGGCATTCCAACTTTTGGGTATTCTTGATCATTTTAGTCAGGTAAAGGACACTAACGATGCAAACGACATCGCAAGCGAAGTTTTTAAGCCATGAATCGTGTGAGTCTTGCGGCAGCAGTGACGCCAAAGCCGTCTATTCTGATGGCTCAGGCTACTGTTTTGCCTGTAAAAGTCATTTTAAGGCCACAGAGCCGTTCTCAGGAAGGGGTAAGGTATTACCTATGACCAACAAAGCCGTTATAGGCCAAATTAGACCCATTAGCGCCTATTTTGGGAGCATACCTGAGAGAGGCATCACTAAAGCCACTTGTGAAGCCTATGGAGTGATGCAGACAGGCATCGAGCATTACTATCCGTTTACTGATGCTTCAGGTGCGGACATTGCTTACAAAATAAGGTCGGTGCCTGATAAACATTTCCGATCTCAAGGCAATATCAAAGATGCACTCTTGTTCGGACAAGCGATGTGGAACAAAGGTGGCCGCTATGTCACTGTTGTCGAAGGCGAACTTGACGCTTTAGCGGCTTATCAGATGATGGGATCAAAGTATCCCGTTGTGTCGATCAAGAATGGTGCACAGTCAGCAGTCAAGGACTGTCAGGCTCAGTATGAATGGCTTGACAGTTTTGAGACTATTGTGTTAGCCTTTGATGCTGATGAGCCTGGCAGAGAAGCAGCCAGTGGCGTGGCTGAGTTATTCGGTAGCAAAGTCAAGATCGTAAAGTTTAGTGACACCTACAAAGATGCCTGTGATTATCTAAAAGACAACAAAGGTGCAGACTTTGTTAAGGCGTGGTGGGCAGCAGAGCAGTTTGTTCCTGATGGCATCATCGCTGGCTCAGACCTGCTGGAATTGGTTATGCAGCCGCTACCGAAGGCGCAGGCACACTATCCCTATGCTGGCCTAAATGGCATGACTGGCGGCATCAGGCAGCAGGAAATGGTGGTGGTCACTGCTGGCTCTGGTCTTGGTAAGTCCCAGTTTATGCGAGAGATTATTTGGCAGTTGTTGCGTGAAACCAACGACAACATTGGGATCATGTTCTTGGAAGAGTCAGTAAAGCGCACGGCACTGTCTCTTATGTCGCTGGCGATCAATAAGCCATTGCACTTAGCGGAGGTGGAAGCAGATGACAGAGATAAGAAAGAGGCATTCGACAAAACACTCGGATCTAATCGACTCTATTTTTATGATTGCTTTGGTAGCACTGCTATCGATAACATTATCAATCGGGTGCGCTACTTTGCTCGTGGGCTTGATTGCCGTTATATTCTCTTAGACCATGTGAGCATCGTAGTGTCAGATCAGGGACACAACGATGAGCGCAAAGCACTGGATGAGATCATGACTAAGTTACGAATGATCGTGCAAGAGACTGGTGTGTCCCTCTTTGTTGTGTCACACCTACGCAGACCTGATGGCAAAGGCCACGAAGAAGGTGCAGCGACATCCTTGAACCAGTTGCGAGGATCTGGTAGCATTGGACAATTGGCAGATATGGTGTTAGGCTTAGAAAGAGCAGCCCAACATGAAGACCCAATTGAGCGCAACACAACCAGGGTCAGAGTTATCAAGAATCGTTACAGTGGCGAGACTGGTAAAGCCTGTGCCGTGCTCTATGACAAATACACTGGCCGTATGACAGAGATAAATGAGGACTCGCTATGACACAAACTGACTTAGATTTTAGTGTTTCTCCGTATCGTTTAATCAGAAAAGGTGCTCCTGATACCAGCATTGAAGCGGTGCTCAGTGCTGATCTTAGGTCTACCCAAGAACGAGTTTATGATGCCATCAAAAGTTTTGGAAAAGACGGCTGCATATCGGATCAGGTTTTGGACTATCTTAAACCAATGCCATACGGCAGCATAACCAGTCATTACGGACTTCTGATTGAGAAAGGTTACATCGAACTTACAGGAGAGAAGCGGCCTGGAAAGTCAGGCAGGAGACAACGAGTTATGAGGGCTACCTAATGACATCACCAGTAATCATCGGTATAATCGCATTTGTGGCATCCATTATCAGAGGACTAAAATGATAGAGCACTGGTCATCAGCAAGGGTCAATGTCTATTTGGAAGAGAAAGACAAAGAGATTGACCAATTGCACGAAGAAGTCAGGATTTTGACAGAGCAGCGTGACGATGAAGAGGCACGAGTCAAAGCCTGTGTTAGGTTTCTGAGAGAACTGCTGCATCCAGAATACTTTGGATGGGCTGTCAATCAGGAAGTAAGAGAGCAAGCAAGAAAAACCTTAATCACTATTGGAGAGTTTTATGAAACAGTCGGAAGTGAAACTAAAATTGGATAACTACATCGGCTTTGATGACGATGGTTATTTGGAGTGTTCAATCTTTTTAGGCAACGGTGATGACCCCATCGTCAATCAGAAGTTTTCAATGAAAGACATCATTAAAGAGTTTATTGACATTCGGTCTTCCTCAAAAGGCTTTGACAAACTGTATGCGCAGCAACGTGACCTAGTTGTCAAGACACTTGAGAAGTCTATCGAAACACTCAAAAAGGCCGCATGAGTTCGTTTTTAATCATTGTGACTGGCCTCATATACGCCTACATTGCTGTGGAGCAAGGCATCAAAGGTAACATAGCGATGTTGGTTGTATATGGTGGCTACGCCTTTTCTAACATTGGTTTATACTTGATGGCGACAAAATGACTATCATACCGTTTCTGTGGATTATGCTTGCAACAATTTTATTTTCTTTGTGGAGGTCTTATGCCGAAGGTTAGTGGTGTCCCCTATGATGTAAAGTTAGAGGGCTATACAGAATATAATCCTCTGGACTATATCAAAACAAAAGAGCAACTTGATGAATATGTCAGTTCACTGACGAAGCCAACAGAATTGACAGATGAGCGCATCCTTGAGTTAGCAAAGCAGACTGGAGCATCCAAGGTCTTTGTTGCTGGCTATGCCATCTCTGGCGACAAGAAGATTATTCAGTTTGCTCGACTCGTGGAGAAAGAACTTGAACCCCGTTAGTGTCTCGACAGTGCTCAACAAGAGTGGTGTAATGACGATGTATGTTCTAATGGATGACGGCACTATTCTGAAAAAGGCAGAAGATGAAGACCGATGGTCAGAAGCGGGTAGTATTCCTGGACATAGAGACGAACAGCCAAGCAAGCCAGATCTGGTTGTGCGTAACAAAGGATCAAAGAAGCGGAGCAGTTGAATGTCATCGCAAGGCCGACACTTTATTAAAAGTATTAGAGGACAATCCGCTGTTGGTGGCCCACAACGGAATCTTCTTCGATTACCCGATCTTGAACAGGCTATGGAATACGAAGATCAAAGCATCGATGTGCGTAGACACCCTAGTCATGTCAAGGCTGATGAGTCCAAGCCGAGAAAACGGACACAGCCTCGCAGCATGGGGCACAAGACTGGGAACAGAAAAGATTGACTTTCAGGACTTTGATGGGGGCTACACTGAAGAGATGCAAGAGTACTGCATCCGTGATGTCGAAGTGTTGGAAAAAGTGTACAATGCGTTATTAAAGGAGCAAGAGCAATATGGTTTCTCAGAAGAAAGCATCGAACTTGAGCACCAAGTCGCAATCATCATTGCTAGGCAAGAGCGCAGAGGTTTTAGATTCGATCTGCCTAAAGGTATGGTGCTTTTTGCAAGCCTTAAAGATAAGATGGCTTCAATTGAGGCATCCCTACATGGCATCTTTCCGCCAATCGTTACCGAGCGAGTTAGTGAAAAAACAGGAAAGAGACTCAAGGATCATGTCGAAGTCTTTAACCCAGGCTCAAGGCAGCAAATCGCCAAGCGCCTCATCGAAAAAGGTTGGCAGCCGAAGAAGCACACAGAAAAAGGCCAAGTGATTGTCGATGAATCTACACTTGCGGGAGTTGATATACCAGAAGCAAAAGCCATCGCTGAATACTTACTCATTCAGAAAAGGGTGGCTATGGTTGAATCCTGGATTGAAAGTGTATCTGACGAGCACAGGGTTCACGGTAAGGTCATCACCAACGGAGCAGTCACGGGACGAATGACTCACCACAGTCCTAATATGGCTCAGGTGCCATCGGTGGGTTCAGAGTATGGTGCTGAGTGCAGGGAGTTGTTTACGGTGTCAGAAGGCTATAAATTGGTTGGTGTCGATGCTGCGTCACTGGAGTTGCGGATGTTGGCACACTATATGAAGGATGAGAACTATGCTAGAGAAATCGTTGAAGGTGACATCCATACAAAAAACCAGACTGCGGCAGGTCTTGAAACTAGGGCGCAAGCCAAGACATTCATTTA